ATTACCGTTTTTGCCATGGATTACTCTTCGTCTTCCTCTTCGTCTTCATCTTCTACCTTTACTTCATTGATTGCTATAAAAGTTTCACCTGTTTTCTCATCTTCGAAGATATCCCCAAAGGTGTACTTAGTTTCACCCATTTCAACAGATTCAAGTAGAGTAGTATCATTTTCAGCTAGTGCTTCGTGTAGTTCGGATTTTACTTCCATTACTGGGATAAACATTTGACCGTCTACCTCTTCTACACCTTCACAAAGGGCATATGTAGTTTCGTTAACTACACAAACGTAATCAGGCAGCTCTGGAGCTGCGACGTCTTCGCTAACTACTTCGTCCTTGTTAGGTACTTCGTAGCCATAAGATTCCATGATGTTCTTTGCGACATCGTCTGAAACAAAATTATAATCGATAAATTGCATATTATTTGGTTTTTAAGAAACTTGTTATAGAAGCCTCTAGGTTATTTAGTCTCTCATCTTGCTCAAGATCTCTTTCTTCTATATCTTTTTGAGAAACTGTGTTACCAAGATCGGTAAACTTTTTCATCCAAGTACGACCTCTCTTAGAGAAGAATGGTACTATGATGAAAATTAGAAGATACATCCAACCTAAATCCCATATTAAACCTTTGGTTTCATGGATTGTAGAGGCTGCTGTACCTGGAGCTGGTTTTCCTGATTGAGCAGCTGCTAAAGCTACTGCGTCACTTACAGGAGCAGAGTTACTTGGGAATGCCATTTGAGCTGCTGCTACTCCGGCTGCTCCACCTATTGCTGCTGTGGCTGGACCTCCTAATGAGCCAGCTGCTCCACCTATTGCTCCACCAGCTATAGGAGCTAGAGTAGAGCAAGATGCTAGTAGAGGTAAAAGTAGTAGAAGTTTACGTTTCATAACCGTATACATAAAGGAATATTGAGCAGGCTTGAGTGTGACCAATTATACTATTATGGAAAATTAAAACATTTTTCGAAGGATCTTCTGGGTGTTTAATAGCATTTCCATAGTGTACAGTAAGATCATACATTACTTCCATAGTATTTCGGTAACTCCCAGTTTTTTCAGCGGATGCTAATACTAATCCTTCCCATGTGTGAAATGCAGAGGTTGTGTTTGTCCTATCAGGGTTTTTATCTACGATCTCCATTTTACCTGGGCTAAAATGAGAGTGTGCGTGATTTACATGAATATGGCTATCAGAGTTTTGAGAAGTATCTCCACAAACAAAGTTAGTTCCATATTTGCAATAAATCTTTTTAGCATTTTCAGGAATACCCATATCTTGAAAACTTCTAATAAAATACATTCCTTTAGAGTATCCATCTACATTAGAGGCAAAGGTGTAAAAGTGATCTGAATCTAAACTGTTCTGACTGTTTAATGCAGGGGTTCTAGCATTAAATAAATTATGCGCATCGCTTCCGGTTCCAAGAGATTTCTCTTGTCCTATTATAAAATATCTAGCTGGCAAATATTGGGTTCTGGGGATATTAGGAATCTCTTCAGGAGGCTTGTTTACAAAAACTCCATAACTAACATTATTAGATTGAAGAACAGTCGGGTCGTATGTAAGTATATCTCCCTCAGCGACAGTTGCATTTAATATCGTAACATCCTCAAGGTGTTGAAGTTTTTTAGGAACTATAACTTCTTCATTCTCGTCAACATCATCTAAAGTAATATAATTTTTAGCAAGTACCCAGTCTACGACATTATTAGGCAAGGTGTCCCCGTCCCCATCAACATCAATTATACTAGAACTTCCAACAGCAGATTGAACTACAGAACCAACATAGTATTCAGTAGCCCAGCTTTGATTATTTAAAAGAATAGTGTTAATAGAATCTCTTAAACTCTTATCGTTCTCTAACAAATCTATTAAAGGTAGATTATCTACTTCATAGTAATAAGGATCATTTGCCTTATAGAATCTAATTTTCTCATTTATAGTTACAGCCATTATATTAATTTATCCAAATCGAAAAGGTTTAAGGATCGACATCCTTTTCCAAACGTATATTCTCCTTCCCCATCTCTACCTTCACCTCCTAAAAGTGGATCAGTATGAGATCTGTAAATTGAACATAGTTTAATCATCTTACTAGCCGCGTGTTTAGAATTAGCGAATACATCAGAAGCCGACTCATCTAAGAAATTCCTAAGATACCCTTGCCAATCCATATGAAGTGGAGGAAGTGGAAAGTTAGGAGCAGTAAATATATTCTCAGTTAAAGTATGAGTAGCTCCATTAGGAACGTATGAGTCATACTTAGACATCATAGAATTTGCAAGATATTTCTGCCCTTTAGTAGATCCTGAAAGATCCAAATACCTTGCTCCAAATATAGGTTGAGATATTTCAGAGGTTAGCATTGTAAAGTTAGTTACTGCTCCATCTAATTTCTGATGGCGTCTAGTATTATCGGAACCTGCTATAGGTTGGGCAAATAGTCCTGGAGCGGCATACCCTTGAGCGTTAACTTGGGCTATAGGGGTTCCGCCTCTTCCTCTAGGTCCTGTAGTTAAATGCCCATATGATACTGTTTCATCGTAGGACGCTTGTCCTGCTATAGCACTAGTAGAGCCTTCAAAATAACTCATAAGATCTGAATTAACACTTAGTAGTAGCCTGAAAGGTCCAAAGTTTGACGCAGAGGCAGTGACACCATAAGCGTCCATATAAGCTCCCGCAGGTCCATAATAATCTAAAGCTCCTAGATTATAATTATAGGCAGCTCCTACTCCCCATGATCCAGCCGGACCGTAATAGCCAGCAGAAGATCCGTCTACATTATTAATCTTTAAATTGGATGCTACTATTCTAGAAGTGTCAGCTATATTCCACATATGGATTTGACTACCTCCATAATGATTATCTTCGTCTCCAAACATATTAGCTTCAGTAATAATTTGTTGCGCAGCTGTTAATGCTGATCCGTGATATCCCCCTACTCCTTCGTTACCTGATCCGTCGATGTTATAATAAGCACCTGATGAGTCTGTACATCCAATATGTACCTCAAAGTTAACTTGGTCGAGTAAAACATTACTACCTCCCACAGCTCTTACACACATACCTCCTGTAGTAGATGATACGTGGCTTTCATTAGAAGGCGCAGTAGAAGAATCTAAACCCATAGTTAATCTATTAAAGGCTCCTGGAGTTTTTATTACAGTTCTCCAATCCTGGTCACAATATAACCCTCCCTCCTCTGAATAAGCTTCTTCAGTAAATCCATTAGGATATAACTGAACATACGAGGATGCATGATAGATATCATCTACTGCGTTAAATGCGGTTTTATTAACTGAGTATGAAATTCCGGATACTCCAACTCCACACTTAGACATGTTTAAGGTTGAGTTATTAGCAACTACTAAGCAAGCTCTAGTGCTTTGGGCATCGAATTTAGTGTGTCCAGCAGCGTCAGCAAGATTACTAAAATCATATAACCCAGAGTCATAGTTTCCAGTATTATCCAAAGGAGGTCCAACTTCAATAGTTGAATTATTTTCAGCTAGTACCGCTACACCAAATTGTGATATTTTAGTAGGTCCTGAAATTCTAATCTTAGAACTATTGTTTACGTATACTGCGGATTTATTCCAAGAATTTCTTAGGGATGATACATTGCCAAAATCACTTTCGTTTGTAAGCACAGTACAGTATGCAGATGTTCCGTATAAATCCACATGGGAATTATCAGTAACACTTAAAGCTCTACCTTTAACACCTGCTGATGCTTCTACTGAATAAATTCCATCAGCGTTCAAAGGGTTAATATCCCCAAATACTGACAGACCCAACAATCTTGCATAGGAATTATGGTCTACTGATATGAGAGGTACATTAAACTTTTCGCGATTCGTAATTACCGCAGTTTCCCCTCCTCTACCATTTGCAGCCTGCATTGCCCAGCTCTTTGTAGGCTTACCTCTACCTCCTACTAATCCAGCTCTTCTAGATTGGAATTCTATATGTTCATTTTCAAAGGTAGAATTATTAAAAATTTTAATATTTTGCATACCGTTATCTTGTACACTTACTGCAGGAGTTAAAAGGGAATGTCCAGCTCTGTTCTGCCAATTAATGTTATTAGAATCGTAAGCCGTAATGTAATCTGCTGCTCCGTAATTATATACAAACTCAGAGGATTTTAAGCGTAAGCCTAGTTCATTATTTAATTCAGATACTAAACCCATACAAGATACTTTAGATTTACTAGCGTATATACCATCAACCATATTACCTTGAGCACGTAGTATTCCTTTATATGCTGAGTGGGAGTCTATCATGGATATTCCATTAGAGTTATTAAATGCTCCAATAAGTTGAGTTGTCTGATAATCTAAAGGTCCTGCTCCCTGTTCTGCAGTAGCGTTATGACCTCCTACTCCTCCAGATATTCTACAATTATCAAATCTCCAACCGTCACCTCCATTATTACTCATTATAAAACCATGTTTACCTAAGTTAGAGGTGGCTTTAACATTATCGTCAGTAGAGTCGGGATCAAACGTAATATGGGATCTATAAGCTTCAAACCCATGACCTTTGTATTCTAAATTCCAAATATCATACTCAGTCTCCCCCGCAACAGGAAGACGAGAACTTCCATCGAATGGATAATTTCTATAGCCTACTATACCACCTTCAATTAAAACATTAGAATTATCTATTCTAAAACCTACATCGGCATTTCTAACGGCGGCGCAGGAAGTTAAGACTACGTCAGAATTTTGAATATCAAAACCTACGGCGTTCGCGTGGTGCGGAATACTAGATACGGTTGCTCCGTCTACACAGAATCCTTTTATTTGGATTTGGGATCCTCTACAATTTTCAATCTTAACACTATTAAACCAGTTTCCATACGCATAGGTAGGAGATGCAATGTCATCAGCTGCTGGATTAGTATGGTACACAGGTCCTCTAAATGAGGTTTGTGACGATACACTAAACTCAGTAGGGTTAGCATCTGCGGACACAGACGTGTCTGTGTAAGGAATTGAACTTAAGCCGAAAGTTGTAGCAGATTGAGCATTTAACAATACTGGATTATTAATACTAGACACGGCAAAGAGAGGCTCATTTATAGTTAAAGATGTACTTAGATCTCTATATGATAAAAGTTTACCATGCTTATTCCATAGATCTCTATCATAGCTATTATTAGTAGTTCTCGTGTTTGTTGCAGCTGCTGCTGTAATATTATCTACAATTTTTTGGGATGTTATTGAAGAAGTAATAACTTCATCTCCCCAAGGAAAGGTTGTTATAGTTGCCATAGCTTCGGTAACAGCATGGTTAGTGTCTCCGCTAATTGCCGTAGCATAATTACGATTAATAAATTCTAACTTACCTCGACCTTTCAAAGTAATGTTTTCTAAAACTAAATCTCCTAGATTTCCATAAGTACAAACTTCTACAAGAATAGGAAAAGTAATAGTTTTTGGAATAAGTTTTAATATGTTACTAATACTTCCATACACAGAATTAGCAGATACTTCTGTATTTGCTAGAGTCATGGTAGTTCCATCTATACCCTCAGCAAAAATACCTAAAGCTGATCCTAGAGTATTAGTTCTAGTTTCAAGATCATCAATGGGAATATTGTCTTGCTCCCAGTTATAAAATTGAGATGCATGGTATTTGTTAATATCTACCAAATAGGTAGATGGGTATTCTATTACGAAGGTTCCTCCGGTTACGTCGCTAATCATCAGTTAAAATTCTATGGTCCAGTTAAAGATTAAAGTATATGAGTTTCTTTTAGGTATTTCTGCAAAGCTTCTGTATGCACATAAATATGCTACAGGAGGAGTTTGAAGATATGGGTTTTTACTAAACAGTCCAACTTCTGTAATATCAATTGTGTTGGCTGTACTTTCGTCTATTGTTACCGAGTAGGTAACCTTATTAGATGCAGACAGGTAAATATATGCAGGGTGCATAGCTATTACTGCTTGGTCGTCTCCTACGGGATCGTCGGATACTTTAACAGCACTTAAAGTTACATCTTCTGAGCCATACTCTGCAATAGAGAGAGGGGACGCTAAAGATGTTAAAGATGAGACCATTGTATGAGTACCGTCACCTATTTGGAAATAAGGTATAGTGAAGTGATCAAATGAATCTGTTTTATCTTCATGTGAGAACATAGCAGCTAAACTTCTACCCATTCCCGCTGTAATGATATTATGGTCATCTAGCAATATTTCCTGGGAATTATCAGAATTCACTCTGATAATTTGAAGATGTCCTACTGGCTCAATTTTGTCTTTATAATTCATTAATCTATTAAAATTTAATACTCCATATTATGGTAAGGAAAGAATCTTTATCTTCTTTTATTAATTGTAACCCTCCTGGGAGAAATACCTTTTTAGAAAATAACTTAAATACTGGATTCCTACTAGTATCTGCTAAGTTATATAGGTCAATGTTATCCATAGTGGTTCCTTCTGGATACTTCTTCAAGGTTTCATCAATATCTAAGGTCCACAGACCTATAGATCCTATACCTCCATAGTATTTATTTAGGAAATACCACTCATCTCGATTTAAGGTTAATATGTACTTAATTTCACGGGTGGAGCTAACTGAACCTATTCCTGATACAACAAATCCTGCGCTAGAGTCAGCTAGGATTTGAGTATCCCTAGCTACCCTTGATTCTAGGATATACCCCTCACTATTGATTGAAGAGGTATCATTTAAGGTTCCTGTGTATAGGAGAGTAGTTGTGCCGTACCCGTTAGCAGGTATATTTGAAATTCCTCCATAAGCATCATTTCCCCATCCTGAAACTAAGTATTCCCCGCTCAGGGTTAAATTAAAATCACTACCTGCTGCAATTGAAGTGATTCCATGTGCTATAGGCTTATTAGTTACATGTGAGTAAATTGAATCTACACCCCATGCGCTCAATCCGAACTCTCCCGATAAAGCAAGGTTATGGTAAGTACCTGCTGCTATGTCTGTAAATGCATTAGTAGTTGCTGAAGGTGTAGAATTTATCGATGAAGGGTTACCCCACGCAGTTATATATCCACTACCATCTGTAGCTGATAGAGCTAGACTATGCTCAGTTCCTGCGGCTACCTTAGTCCATCCTGATGTATCAGGGGTGCTACTTACACTTCCGTATGAATCTACACCCCATGCAGTTATATAACCGCTACTATCAATTGCAAGGTTATGGGAGCCTCCTGCAGCTATGTATACGAATCCACTAGCAGTGGGAGTATTTCCCAAATTATTAGATAAGGTTTCATCTGAATATATGTAGTCACCCCAAGCATGAATATATCCAGAAGAGTCGAGGGCTAAAGAGTACTGATCTCCTGCAGCTACTTGAGTAAAAATATTCCCTGAAGGTGTGTTTGAAATTACTTTTTGAGAATCGTCACCCCAAGATGTAATCGTACCTGCGCGTGTAAGAGCAATAGCATGGTTTACACCTAATTCTACACTACTAAAATTAGTTCCTGTAGGAATATCAGTTAAAATATATTCTTGCGGATAGGCTTGGTATCTACCCCATCCATGTAAAGTTCCATCAGATTTTAAAGCGATCCCTCTACCGTCGTGGGTTTTAACGCTTAGCCATGAAAAGGTGTGAAGATTACCTGACGCAGCCATTATACCTCCGGAAGGGATATAACATCCATGGCTTTTTATTTGGGCAGGGGTAAGTGTAGGGTAATGTCCTGAAAAATCTATGTAATTAAGGAATTGTCCTAATCTTCCAGGACCTGAGGTTCCGTACTCATATAGTGGTGGTTGTAAGGTAGTATCTGGAGGTGTTGGGGGAATCGCTGCTAAAGATTTAATCCCGGAAAGTCCTAGACTGTTATAACTTTTGGATCCTTGGGCGCTTCCTAGGGATATAGCGGTAATACCTGCTACCGAATTAGCTCTGGCTATTGAAGCACTAATTGAGGATGGGGACGGTAAATACGTGAACATACTAGCTATATGTTCAGAAGCACCATCTACAACTAAATTATGATCCTCGAAAATAATATTATCATTTTCAATAGATCCGTTATATATTTGTATGTATCCGTCCATTAGTCATCTGCTATGTTAAATATGATTCCGCTGAGTGCGGTGTCGGCTGCTAGCCCTGTTGCAACAGTACCTGAAGATTGTAATCCGTATGTAAAAGGATCATCTGTTCCTAAAGGTTCTAAGTAATAACCTCTAGAACCTCCACTAACTCCAAATATACCACTTGTGATAGATGCTTGCGCAGAACCTAAAGTAGCTACTCTAGTTGCGTTACTGCTCGCCATTGTGTTAAAGTGAGAATATATAATTTTTAATTCTTTTTCAGTATAAGATATACCTTCATTTGCTGAGGCTTGTACTCCCGAAACTCCCGAAAATACGGAGCTTGATAAAACCCCACTAACATTAGCAAAATCCCTAGTAACACCTTTTCCAAATTTAAAATTATCTAAGGTTAAATCACCAAAATCAGAGGTCAGTCCCTGCCTACAGAGGGAGTCTATAATAACACTTTTAATGCCCTTAATTTCATTTCTACTTACTACAGGTGCACATCCATGTAAAAACGGTACTCTACATGGGTAAGTAGAAGATACTGCAACTCCTTCAAAAACTGCAGAGGTATCGACTAGATCTTGGCGTCCAACCGGTAAGTATTCCTCCGTTCCTGGATATGTATCTGTTCCCGAAAAGAGAACAGTTATTGCTGAAACTGCTATATCGTTAGATGCGTCGTATACCCCACTAAAGGATCCGGAGGGGGAAAAGTATGCCCCTGAAGAAAAGTTATATCCTAATGGTATAAATTCAGAGGTATTCATAATTAACCCGTCATACGAAGATGCGGACCCTACTAATCTTGCAGCCTTAGGTACAGGCATTGCCTTTCCAGATCTATTGTATACGTTAAAAGTATTTAAATACCTTAAACTTCTCCTACGCCCGGAAGATCTAACCCTATCCGCGTGTGAAGTAATTATGTAGTTTGCAGACGTATCAATACTAGAGGTTGAGACGCTACTAAGAGATATACTTGAAGGTACTAGATTAGTTAAAATATAATGGTCGAAATCTCCACTAGGAGATAAATCAAATGTATTTATTAACCCTATCGCACATATCCGAACATCTCTATTAACATTTAATTCATAGGCTTCCGCATTATTAAAAATCTTAGCTATAACGTGAAATGGTAAGAAACTTCTAAAGACTTGTCGAATAGTATCTATGACCTCTGCTTTCTTAATACGGGTAGCATCTACCGAGTAGTTAAAATCATTTAGATAAACTTGAGAAGTTATTACTGAACTTTTAGACATCCAATAATCAAGTAAACCTAGCTTAGAGGAATCTTTAGTTACGCTTAGCGAGCTAAAGTTTAAAGGTGGGCTATACCCACTAGTATAGAATTTCCATTTTCTATTCCAATGTCCCAGATAAAGGGAACCTGATCTAATATCATCTTTAATAAGTATTGAAGATAAATCTGCTACGTATTCTATTGGAATGTCTAACCCTCCTCTTGGTGAGTTTACCGCAGACGAGTCTACGCTTGCGGTTAGAATATCGTTTAGGATCTTGATCTGAGTCTTCGTTACATATGTATTATCGTAGAATCTATCATTCTCCCATGGGGGTACTGGGCAATTAGGAGTTTGACGATGGTAAAATCCGGGAAAGTATACGTTAGTAGGATCCCAAGAACTTAAATCAAACTTTACATTATTGAAGTAAATACACCCACCTTCTTTACGAGTAGGGGATGGGGGTGAGTTTTTATGTAATATCTCTAATACGTAATCAGTAGCAGCTCTATAGTTTAAATCTAAATTACCTGTAGAATACCTTTCTGGAGATATACCTCTAAATACGTCAGGTCCAAAGCTACTATTATTCAATACTTTAGATTCAGTGGCAATTAAATAATATATCATTCGAGGAAGGAACATTTCCCATACCTCTAAAATTTGATTTTTAGGTACAATATCAGGATCAGAAAATACTAATTCTAAAGCTTCTTCAAGTGCCTTCCTAGTTCCCTTACCTTTATAAATATAAACAGCTTTCCTAAGCTGGGCTCTCCAGCGGTCTATATCTCCGGTCATTAGTTTCCAACCTATTAAAGATGCTAAGTGCTGTAGAAATTGAGGAGGGCATCTTTCTATATCTACTAAATCTTCTAATTCTTCTATGGTTGTATTTATATCATAAAATCCGTAACTTAACGCTTGTAAGAATTTTGTAAATGCTCCATCCTCTACCATACGAGGAGTAAACTCACCATTAGCAATAAATAAAGATAAGTAGGTATCAATCGTCTCAGAGTCTGTATCATGAGGATTATACCATATCTTGAGAAGGGTTTCTAACCTATCTCTGTTTTGAGTTCCTGAAGTAGAAGTTCCTGCTGAAGTTTGGAAGTTACTTCCCGCTAACTGAGTAGGGATACAATCAGAAGCTAAAGCGAAAGCCTCTCTGTTATCCCAAAGATATCTAAACACAGTAGGAATAGCATCTTTTTCTACAAGAGTCTCTCCTTTCCATAACCTTCCTAATTCAGAAGTTACGCTAGATGAAGGTGCAGTAGATGCTGTTGCATGTGGTATTGAATTTAATACGTAATACCATGAAAGAGTATCCAGTAAGTATGCATGGGTAGTAGCGGCATCTGAAACAGATGAGGTTACTAAAGTATTTACTCCATTTATAAACTCAGTAGATGGAGAGTCTAGAACAATATGAGGAAGTAATATGCTGGATACATACCCTTCAAACTCTTTTTGGCTTTGGAAATCTGAAAACGATTTACCTAAAGGCTTTAAAATTTTATGCTCGAATATGTAAGGTCTTATATTAGTTAATTCATTACGCAGAGTTAACCTATGCTGTAAAGTTGAAGTATCAAAATTAGCATCCGGAAATATATCTGAGACGGTGTCTGTGAATTTTAGAATCTTTCCTAAAGTGCTATACAGGATATCCTCTGTATTACCATAGATTGCGTAATCTGTATCATGGTATAAATCAGGAGTTAAAGATTTTACTACATCAATATAGTTATGTTGATGAAATTTCTTATCGGGTAACCCTTGGCGTCCTAATCCTTGTTTTCTTACCATTGCACTTATACGTATTTAACGTCTATTTCTATATTGTTTAATTGTAGTAGCTCATTAAAATTTAAGGAAATGTTATTTTTAATATTATCAATAGATGAAAATCTAACTTCAGGAATATTAAATATAGCCTTGTTTAAATCGTTTACATGCATAACTTCTCCAAAATCTCTATTATTTAAATCGAAGAAGGCAAGTATATTATTAGCTGCTTTTCTTTTAATATCTTCCTCATATAATTTATGAGGACTATCTAAAAATAATGTACATTTCAAATCAATGGTTCTTACTAGACCATCTACAATAGTTAATTCGTCTGTAATCATCTTATACTTATTAAGATACGTTAACAATTCTCTTTTGTAAGCTATTGAAGCTCTTTCAACTTGTGATTGATATCCTTCTACTTCAGCTGCGAATGCTACAGTGTAAATATCTATCATGTTACCTCCAGCTCCTGAATTCCTAAGAACTGCGTAAGCTTTACCCGACTGCCCAGCTTGGCTTGTAAAATGATTAGCAAAGGCGGTATAGTCTTCTCCTGTAACAGCTCTGTACTGAGTTTTGAAAAAGTAAGGACCCCACTTCTTAGCATGCTCTACTGTTTCTGATTTTAAACCACCAGTAGCCATAGTAGGGTTAGTTACGTCTACTGAAATAGGGGTTGATCCGTTAGTTGCAGGTATTTTAACGTTAATAGTATTTGATACTATATTACCTCTGTCTCCCCCTCCTACTCTATAAAATACAGTGTAGCTCTTACCTGCTGTAGGAGATTTCCCTCTTATATCATCCCCAAAATTTAGTTTTGCGGAGTAATCATCAGTATACGTTTTACTGAAGACTTTATCAGTAGACTCTGCTAAGAATAAATTTTCAATTTCATTATAAACTACTCCATCTGTGTGTAGTATAAGACTACCCTCTACAATCGAAGGGTCCCTTAGTGTAATGGTTTGAATTGTATCCGTATTTGAAAATACTCCTGTTTGTGATTTTAATTGACCTTCTACTAAAATTAAATTAGAAAAAACTTTTCCCGATTCGTTTAATGATTCTGCTTGGGTAAGAGATATATTTATACTTTCCATATCTATGTCTCCAGTACCATCTACAGCGTATAAGGTAAATGTAAGTTGTCCGGAGTCTTTATTGCTTGCTACAGAGAAAGATCTATCGGCTGCTAATATAGAAAGTTCATTAGGAGATTCTATTACATCATCATCTTCTAGAGTTAAAGTACATCCTGATTTAGAACTAATTGGACCTCTCATGTTTACTCCAATAAGTTGTAGTAATTTTCTAAGATTTTCCGGAGCTTGCACAGATGTAATATAATTCTCATTAGCAAGCATATCAGCCTTATAAGATAATACAGATGCCAAATATGAAAATAGTTCTACTAACATCATACCTAAGTCTGATTCTGAGAAACTATTATAATCCTCTGGGTATACAGCTTTTATATAATTAGTTAACGCTGTTTTAAATTCAGGGAATTCAGCAGCAGAATAATCAATTTTATTAGACTTTAGTCTAGGTGATAAATCTCCTAGGGATATAAAATCAGTAGTAATAGAGCCATCAAATGCGCTTGTGTTATAAATTCCTTTTAGTGTGTCTTGTATAGTCATTATATTATAATATCCAAAATTTGTGGGTTTATTAGTTCTCCTTTAATTTGGAACTTTAGTTGTATAAATATCTTATGCCGACCCCTACTTTTAGGGTGTGAATCCCATGACATCTCAAGAGCTAGAATTTCCACTTCAGGATGATACTTATTTATAGAGAATCTAATCTCAGATTTTAACGAAGCCATTAGGTCAGACGTAAAAGGTTCAAATACAGATTTTCTCAAAGATGTACCAAATTCAGGATTCATAACTCTTTCACCTTTACTGGTCAAGAGTAGTTGTTTTAATCCTGACATTGTAGTTTGAGCTCCATCTGTTTTAGCAAAAAACCCACCAACCCCCTCTACTACCGGGAATGAAACTCCATGGAAGGGGGTAGTTTTAGATGTCGTTAATAGCGAAATGTCGTCGTTTAGCATTATATTTTTATATTTTTGAAGAAGCCTTTCTGACCTCTAAAATTAGTTTTAACCTCATTAGTAGTTAGGGCTTTAGAATATACTTTAAAACTCCCTAAAAATCCATCAAGACCACTTTTAGCTCCTGGGCTTATACTTCCTAAGGATGGGTAGTGTTGAGATGCGGGAGGTGCACCGTATACAGAGTTAGTGTTATACCCTAAGAAACCCGGGTCATAACTTCCAAGGGATTCCTTTTGAAGTATATTATCTGAAAATCCTCCACCTAGGATCCAAGGAGTAAAGCTCAAACCTAAAGCTCCGATAAGTGGACCGTTATTCCCAGAGGGAGTCCAGCTTGATATATACGTAGAATCCCCAGAAGCTGTAATAGATGGAACTCCTATGAAATCAGATTTCTGCAGATCAAATGTGAGACCAAGACCTGAAGTACATAAAAGTTCACCGTCCATATACATTTTTAAATTTTTCTTTGCGTAGTTAAAAACTATTGACATGTGAACAAACGAAGAAGTGACATCAGATATACTAACCCCATTAGAGATAATATCATTTGGTATAACTGCTCCAAGTTCAGCACCACTACTATTTTCAGCAATAGCTATGCTATGACCAATAGTCTCATTATTAAGGTTCTGAGATACAGTAGGGAATACTCCGAACTCTAGTCCGCTTGAAGTTACTCCAGTACCGCCTTTATCCCTAAACCCTATAATCATACCATGAGTTTTGGCTGTGTCGTGGTTTCCATTCTTATTTGTTCTAGTGGCATCTAC